TTTAGCCATAGCCATTTGTTGCTTGTTGGCTGCGTCCATCTGTGCAATAGGTAGCGCTGATTCCATAGCAGCCTGTACTACAGCCATACCTGCCATGCTTGATGAAGATAAACCACGTGCAGCCATTGCTGCGTTAGCTGCCCTCATAGCTCCTGCAGCCCAAGCAGGTGTGTTCCCACCTTCAAAGTCCTGCATAAGATCACCAAGCTCATCTTGTACTGATGCCGCCTGAGATAATGCTAGAGTTTCTTCTACTTGCTTTTGGTCTACTGCACTACCATCTATGAGTTGATCCTGTGTTACTTGCATAGCATCAGGAGCATCTACCTTCTGAGCCTGATCTAACTGTGCAGCTTGTAGGTTTAACGCAGACGCTTGCATAGGATCTTGTTGTGCAGGATCTATTAATGCTTGTTGACTGACTGTTCCTTGTGCAGCTTTAGCTTGTCTAGCAGCATCTCCCACTGCACCAGCAGCTTTAGATGCATCCATTGTCTGAGCCTGTAAAGAGTCAGGCATGTCTACTTGTTGTCCTGAATCAGCTACAGTTTGCGTTGCTTGAGGTGTATTGCCTAGCTGCCCTGTTCCTTCTGCTATCTCTGTACCCTCCCCTTGATTAGCTACTACGTTTGCAGTAGTTACCATTGCAGTCGGATCTGTTTGTATTTGTTTAGTAGACTGGCTTCCTGTTAAGGGTGCATTAGGATCTCTTTCGTACGTCTTATTCATATCGTTGTTCTCTGTAGTTGTTGTATCCGTTGCAGTAGTATTAGTTGCTGGTTGAGTATTGGCAGCAGGTTTGTTATCGTCTTGTGTTCCTATGCTTTTACTAAATTCACGTATACCTGCTTGGTGCTGTCCTGCAGTAATTCCTGCACCTGGATCTACTCCCCTGTCTATATTGTCTTGTCTGTTTTTATCTCTTTCATCATGCATCTTTTGTATAGGGTTGCGTGTATCTACTACGGTACGCTTGATACCCATGTCTTCAGGCGTAGTTCCTCCATCAAAACCTGTGCGTTTTTTACCTTTATTTGTGTATCCTCCTGGGGCGAATCCCCTCATGGGCTTACCCTCTACCATCTGCATTGCTGTCATGGTATACTTACCCATCTTAGCTGCAGCAGCAGGATTAGCAGCTAAAAACATATTTATAGATTTCTCATCAGTAGGTCCATCATAGCCCAGCGCTGGTAGTATCTTCTTTGTTAGTGTCTCAGGCTTAAACCCTGCAAATTTATTAGCCATTTTTTATTTCCCTATTTGCATCCACAATGATGCTGCAATGAATGTTATTACTGCTACGGTTGACATCTTTACTATGGTAGACCACACACCTCTGCGTGTGTCACGCCATGTTTCTAATAAGTTACGCATCTCAATTATATCTTTACGTGCATCATCATCGTGTAACCCTACTTCACGTAATGCTGCTGCTGCTCCACGCTTGGCTGCACGATCTAACATATCTTCTAATTCTTCAGGTGTCATTACGTTGTAGCTCCGTAGATTGTTCCGTTATTTGTTAGAGTATAAGTGTTGCCAGTATCTTCTATAGCTTTACCTGCTGAACCACCTGCGCCATTAGTACCACCTACACCAGCCCCTCCAGCACCGCCCCAGCCGCCACCGCCGCCACCTGCAACACCGCCAAAACCTCCTGCAGTACCAGTACCACCATTGCCAACAGAGTTGGCTGGATTAATATTAAAACCTGCACCACCGCCACCTACTAAGGTAGAACCTATGCCACCGTCTGCAGCACCATCACCACCATTTGGGTCAACAATATTGTCAGGACCAAGTGAGCCTACAATATTACGGCCACCACCGCCGCCGCCTCCAGCACGTCCAAAGCTTGCGTTAGCTGAAACAGAAAAACCGCCACCACCGCCTCCATCTCCACCAGAACCGCCAGAGCCTCCAGACGCACCACCATTACCACCAGAATTAGCTAGTATTCCACCAGTACCTCCTGCAAGAAACAGATCATTGTTCTTTCTGTAGCTGGATTTACCTGCTCCACCACCTGAACCACCGCCGCCGCCAGCTTTGGTGTAATAGTCGCTGTCACCATGTAAAGGGCCAGTAGAAGCACCGCCTCCACCGCCTCCACCACCAGCTATGTATGCGCCAGAGTTATTCTGAATAGTAACATTAGAAACATTCAAATTGATCTTGATAGCATTGCCACCTGCTCCACCTGCATTTTGTGCTGCTGTTGGGGCTGTTGTACTTACGTTAGTAGTACCTCCACCATCACCACCCTTTCCTATAATTTTACCATTGTTTATAATAGTACAAGGAATATCTATTGTTAGTGCTGCAGTTGAAGTGCTATCTGACCATATCCACATAGACGATGGTATAGTAAGTGTGCCGCCAGAGTTTATATAAGTTGAAACTGTTATCTCTTGCAACTGGCTTTGTCCATTTATATTTGTACTACTGTCAGGTACAGGTAAGTCAACGTTAGCTGATGCACCAAAGTATTCGCTAAAGGCGTTGGATGCTCCGTCAGCTTTACCTATTAAGCCTCTGATATCAGCATCATTTATAGTAACAGATGTTGCTGTAGTGCCACCTACCTCTACATGCATCTGATTTAAACTTATAGGGTTGCCACTACTTGGTAAAGGCATTATACTGTGACTCCACTACTCGTAAATAACATAAGAAGACATATCTTCGTTTGCCACTTCATGTACAATAAACTGTTCACCTTCTTCTACCTGAGTGTCTAAGTATTTAGTAACGTTTAACCAGTTTGCATAAGATGCTCTCATTAATCTTACTTTTTCAGCAACACTGCTTTCTGCTAGTTCTGTAAAATTATACCCATCATTGATTGAAAAAGCATTATATACAGTATCAGAACTACTTAATGCGTTTATATCTGCATCACTTAACGGATCTCCATATTGGTAACCTACAATACCATTTACTGTTACTGGAGTATTAGCTCCTTTGACCACACACCAATCAGTTGGGTTATTATCGAGTCGAGCTTTCATAGCAGTAACTGCAGCTTCAACTTCTTCTATTGTTTCGTATGCAACTTCAGCATAAATATATCTACTCATTACGTACCGCCATAAATTGTACCGCTATTACTTAGCGTATATGAAACACCACTATCATCTACCGCTTTACCTGCATTTCCGCCTTGGCACTGGGTAGATACAGAAGCTCCTCTATGGCCTCTGCCTCCTGCTGAACCCCAGCCACCGCCACCACCTGATGAACCTGAGTGACCGCCTGTAGAGTTTCCATTACCTCCAGCTTCACCTCCTGCGCCACCATAGCATACAGTAGCAGTTGATCCATAGTTTATGGAGTTTACCCTAGCACCTGGAAGTATTCTACCACCAGCATACCCAGCACGTGGACCTTGATCTTCTCCTGCAGATGGCGCTCCTGGGCCACCAGCATTACCACCATAGTCGTAATTCTTTGACCAAACGTAGTACCCACCACTTGAGTGTAGTGATGTAGTAATTCTCCAACCTCGTTCGTTTAGTTCACCACCAAATCTTACTTTCGGTGCGCCTCCATTGTTTGTTCCTATTAACCCAAATTCAGAATATTGTACACCTTGTGTAGTGAGGTTAGGCCAACCTGATCCATTTAAGATGTTTTGTAACCCTCCAGGACCATGACCAACGCCACCGTCTGCACCACCTGCACCACCGCCGCCACCTGCTCCAGTATTGTTAGGCTCAACGTGTGAAGAACCACCGCCTCCACCGCCACCAGCAATGTAGCCACCAGACATATTCTGAATAGTTACATTACTTACCCCTGAGTTAATCTTAATAGCAGGGCCACCATCTGAGCCAGTACCTAAGTTCGTGGTATTGTAACCTGAGTTATAATTACCTGAACCAGGAGCAGGATGTCCTAAATTCTTTATTCGTAAACCTGAACCACCTTGTCCACCTTTACCTATGATCTTACCATAGTTCTTAATAGTACAAGGTATATCAACAACTAATGCTGCTGTTGTTCTACTATCTGACCATATCCATAGAGAGGAAGGTATAACTAGAGTACCACCAGAGCTTACATAAGTAGATGCTGTAATTTCTTGTAGCTGACTTTGACCATTTATATTAGTTCCACTACTTGGTAGATCTAATTCTGTTTCAGAAGTCGCACCATAGTAGTCTGAAAAATCTGTAGCCCCACCTGCAGTAGAGTTAATTGTTCTTCCTGCAGCAGCAGTAAGACCTCTAATATCGGTGTCGTTCATGCTGGCTTGAGTACCTGTAGTACCACCTGCCTCTACATGAATATCATTTAGACTTATAGCACCACTAGTCTGTAGAGCCACCTTTTAGCTCCTCTATTTCAGCTTTAAGTTCTTTGATTGCTTCTATGAGTAAACCATGTAACTGATCATACTGTACTGTTTTGTATTCTACATCAGATTCACTATGAAATACAAGTGATTTATTATCTACTGCACTAGGTAATACTTTCTCTATCTCCTGTGCTATCACACCTGCAGACTGCTTACCATCTTTGTTGTTATAAGTAAATGTATAACCATTGATTTGAGATACTTTATCTAAGGCATTGTCTATCTTTTGTATGTCATGCTTTAGTCTTTTATCAGAAGGTACAGTACCTGAGTATGCAGTGATGTTTCCATCTACGTGCAGATCACCACCGTTTGCAAGTCTCATCTCCTCTGTACCAGCAGCATACCAACGAATACCTACAGATGCATCATAAAAAGTGTAGTCGTGTGTATTACCACTGTAAATATCAACGGTATTAGAGTTTCTCCTACGATCATCCTCTAATCTAAATTCTGTACCCGATAAGGTTAAACCGTAGTTGCC